AGATGCTCTGTATTGCCACAAAATAACGTTCTGCTGCCATTATTTATCTTTACCTATAATCATTGTTCACTTGTCTATTATAATCCCTATGAAGCGATTATTTACGATACTGAAAAGAATAATCAGCTTTATGCTAAAACCTATTTTGAAACTGTTCTATGTTATGAGATAGCCACAATAATTAGATTTAGTGATAAGTCACAACTGCTAATAAAAAAACAGGACTGATTTTTACACCAGCCCTGTCGCAGACAAAGGAACGCAAGAAACAGAGATTATTTTTTTAGTTGTTCCATTTTTCTTTTTGCCCATTCAATACCCTCATCACCTCCCCAGGCTAACCACATTAAACGACCACATCCATCACCTAATCTTCTGGTAGAATTTTGTCTATGTCGTTCAAACATTGCCATCCTCTGGATAGTATCTTCGGAAATGGGTTCATTATTCGCTAATTGATTTGCTCTTGCTTTACCTACAGGAGTACCACAGGTTCCCCATCCATATTCTTCTGCATACCTTAATGCAGCTTTAGCATTTTCAACCGCTGCTTTCGGATAATCCGTATAACTATCAGCCATTGTTTTCTGGTTTATTATCCTCTTTCTTCTTTTTCTTTTCTTCTTCTAACTGTGATATTGATGGAATCAGTTTTCTAACAACTTTCCAAAGATTTATTCCAGTTGTTTCAGATATATTTTCAAATATAGACTTCAATTCAATTGTAGCAATAAACAAAGCTACATAATAGGACAATGTAATGTCCAGTTTAAATATGAATGTAAATACTTGAGATGCTAAGATTGCAATAGAATATTCTAAAAATTTGCTTAGTGATTTTCTCAATCCTAAAGATGTAATAGCCTGTTTATTTATACTTGCTTTTCTGATTCCTGTAATCAGATCTAACAATAAGAAAATAAACAAACCAACTATAAGTGGTTTCATTACATCTATTTCTTTGCATAACTCTGTAGTAAGTCCAATTCCTGTAAAAAGTAAAATGTGTTTCATTGAATTTTAATATAACGTGATAAAACAACTGATGTGGGAGAACCTATTAAAATCCACCATAATTGAAATGGATTTAATAAACATATTGCTGTCCATAAAATTAACCCTACCCATGTTCCAAAACATATTGGACACGCACCTAACATGCTGAATGGATTAGGCTTCATTTTATGTTCTATTCTTTTATATTCCTTGTCAACTGTTTCTACAAAATGCTTATAAATAGCTTCTGTTTCGGTCTGTGCTGCAGTTTTTAAATCATTCTGTAACTTTATATCCATTGCATGTTTCCATGTCTCAAAAACCGAATAAACACGTTTCTTTTCTCTTTCTTCAAAATCGTTATACTTGTATGAAATCCATCTACCATAGCTTGAAAATATTCTACCAGAATAAAATTCACCCTGGATAGGAGATCCAATGCAATAATGCAGAAATTTAATACAGCAAGCTACAACTAAAATGTAAATAAATATCATCATAATTCAATCAATGTAAAGTTTATAACCTGTTCTGCTTTAAATATCTTTATAGCTTCAAACCATCTGTTATCTGGAACAACCATACAACCTGCAGACCAGTTATCTACAAAAGAACCTAATCCTGCCCTGTGAAAGTTTATACCGTACCAACCTTTTGTCTTAATGTTTTTGTCTATGTTAGTATCTTTGTTTCCATCTCTCCAAATTTCAACTGCTCCAGTCTGCATGAAATATGGCGCACCTAACCACAAACTTTTCCAATTTGCTGATGTTTTGAACGTATGTGAACCGATTGTTTGCTGCTCACATGCTACAGCTGTACCAGTTATTCCACCAACAGATACAGGATTAAAAATCCAAAAATTACCTGGTCTGGTAGAACATGGCATAATCATGTCAGGATTATTGTTTGAAAATCGAACAACAACATCAGTAAATTTATTATCAAATGTTTTATTTAAGCGCAACCAAACTAAGTCGGTTACAGGTTGTAACCATCCACGTTTTGATATTTCATAGCTTATTAACTGCTTAGTAGCAGCTAAACTTATAGGACCAATGATTCCATCTACATTGCCAGAATAGAATCCTTTATCCTTTAATATCTGCTGAAAGTGTTTCATATTTCAGTTACTTTCGGTTTATATTCTATCAATGGTAATTGCTTAACCCATTGAAACTGTTCAACTGTACAAAATTCTATTTCTTCAATACTAATAATCCAGTTATCATCTGCATCCTGGATTGCATTGAAATAGCTATCTTCATCATATAGCATTTCAAATATTTCATTTTTTTGTGCTAATGTCAATAATCCTACTTGTATCATATTAAACTTGTCTACCTAAAAGTGTTTGAAAATCTTGTATTATTGTATAAAATATTGTAGTTTCAGCACCTGACAATGCAGAACCTAATGTTGCAAAAGCATATTCTCTATTACTGTAATATCCTCCTAAAGGAGTTCCATTAAAATTAATGTTACCTATAAAATAAGGTAAAACATTTGCTCCTGCACTTGTTGATGTTTGATTAAATGCAAATGCACTATTAGTATTTTTTCTTGTATTTATTTTAAGATTATCACTTCTATATGAAAGAAATTGACCTCTTGAATCTGTATTAGCAGTAAGTCCATCTATAAAACCTGATGTGTTTAGTCTACTGTTAAAATTACCAGATATTCTTGCAGCAATAAAAGAACTAAAAGATATTGAAGTAAATTGAACACCTAAGTCTATTGTAGTTATATTACTATTTGTTCTGCTATATATAGATAAATGTGCATTGTCCTGTGCAAGAACATTCATTCCTAACTTTGTATCTGCATAAGCATTCACACCATTAGCAAGAATACCTGTACTTGAATGTGTCCATCCACCTGAAAATACAATTCTATGTGCAGCATCCGTATCTAAAGGATTCTTTAAATTCCACTTATGTGTACTTGCAGTACCACCAACAAATGGATATATAGCTTGCATCTTAGTCCACAAGTTATTACTTTTTAAAGCACCAACTAATTTACAAATAGCAGTTTTTTGAGTAACATCAGTTATACCTGCTGCTGTTATAAAAATTTCAGCATCAGGGTCACAACTTGCAAATACATAAGGATTTATTATCATGAGCGTACACCAATTAAAGTAATTTTTAAACCTTTTGCAGTTCCATCTCCTATCTGGTCAATGTCAATTGTTATTTCGCTATCATCAGCTAAAGCACTATCTGATATTACAGCAGGAGTAGCAGCAGTTTTAGATGTTTTTTCTGTATTGTCAATAGTTAGTTTAGTGCTAAGAATTGATGATCCAGATTCATTTATATCTACAGTAAAAATAGAACCAGATGCTTGAGCAGTAGTTAAACTCGCTCTTACTTCATAAACAGTCATTGCATAAGGCATTCTAAATGTAAGTTTAGCAGTACCAGTTGTTAGTGCTGTAGTTTCATCACTACATGCAGCTTGAATATCAACAGCAGCAGTTTCTTGTCTGTTAATATTTGCATAAATTTTACCGTTTATAGCATGAGCATATTCTACATATCCAACAATTATAATTTTGTTTGGATATTGTGGTTTTACGTTTGTAATTGCGCCTGGTGTTGTTGCGCTAAGATAAAGCACATCACCATCATTCCACGTTTCGCCCTGTAAACTACCAGTTGTGTTAATCTTTCTAACTTGCCCTAAAACCGTAACAAAACCCTCTTGATTTCTTAAAATTGTTTCTGTTACTATTCCAAGTGTGCTTTGGCAATTTGCCTCTGTATCAGCTTGTGCTAATCTAACTGCTAATCTTTGTCCTGATGCACCTGTAACTCTTACAACCTGATAGTTAGCTTCCAACAAATCTATTAAAGGAACAGTTTTATTAACTGACCTTGCTACAATCTCCTGTCCTATTTGTAAAGTAACTGCACCGCCTTTTAAACCTAAATCCAAAGTTCCATCCTGATTATTCCAAACAACTTCACCAACCCCAGCAACATCAGAACTACCTAAATTAAATGTAGCTTTATCTACATTCAACAAATCATTATTATTTAGGTCAATATCATTTGCACCTGCACTATTACCAACTGTTAGTGTAGCATCCAAATCACAACAACCACCACCAGAACCTGCTAATTCAAAAAAAAAATCAGTAGCTAATAGTTGACTTAAATCTAAACAATTACCACTAAATGGAACAGCAGCAGCAGGTAAAACTTGAGTTTTAACAACTAATGCAGGGTCAAAATATTCAGCACCTGCTTCTTGAACTAACTTAACAATTCCATTGTCATTGCAGATTAATTCAACATATTCAGAAGTCAATGATTTTACATAATCACCTGTTGCATTATTATAAATAAATACGTTGCCATTTGTTTGTTTAACAATGTCAATAGGGAATTTAAAAGAAGCGTACATAATTTATTATTTTAAGATATAACAATTCCATTTATAGCACCAATTGTGGTTTTAAACTCAAAACAATCATATTCTTCACCATTCACTTCAACTAATACTATATCTCCGTTTGGATCAAGCAAAGTTAATGAATAAGTGTAATATTCATTCAAATTTGACAGGTTAAATTTTATATCATCACCAACTGCCAAACTGACAACAAATTTTTGTATCTGTCTGCCAAAAGTTAATTGCAATGTCCAGTCACCTGCCATACCCATAGTGACAATCATATCAAAATCTATGACCATCCCACATGGATTATAACAGCCTAAATACAAAGTCTTTTCACAACAAGGACAACAATTCATATTAGCAGATTTTAAATTTTTTACATTTATCAGAATAAGTCAAATCAAATCTAAGTTCAAAGTCATGGCTAACAATCTGCATAAGACTATTCATTGTCTTAGCATCTTTTCCTGTTTCAAGATTATATATCTCCCATGATACAACCGAACTAATCAAAGGAAAGATTCTAATATTTACTATATCATATCCCCAGATAAGACCTTTGAAATTAGTATTAAACAGACCGTATTTGAATGCATCAAGTAACATCAAAGGATCAGCACACGGATGCTGCATAACTGCTTTAAGTGGCACTCTGACCTCTGATTCTAATCCACAACTGCCACGTTTAACATTTGCTGCCTTTCTGGTTTCTGTATAGTTACCATTTAATCTAATGTAAAAATATGTTCTTAGTGTATCATTTAAACCAAGATATTCTCTTTCACCTGATGCATTTGTCTGTAAACTTACAACCTGTCCTAAAACATCCTTAATAGCAATACCTTTACCTGTGACATTCGCACCTGTAACAGCATTCATTTCAGTTTCAATGCTTTTAATAAGATAGTGTATTATTGTTTGTGCTATGATCATTGTAAGTCAAATTCTTCTAAAATTGCTAAAAATTCCAATTGTGCTGCTTCTGTTCCTGCTTGCTGTTCTTGTTCTGAAACAGTAGAAATATCTTTCCCGAATCTGGTTTCATTCCATACCATCTTATCAGCTTCTGATGCAATAGTATATGCTACTTTTGTTACGTTACCCTCTTCAACTACTTTTATAGATTGAAACAAACTACCAGAAAAATTTAAGTCTACATATTGATTTTGTCTGCCAGTTAAGTTTCTTAATTCAGAATATCCATCCGCTAAATATTTTGTTTTGTGCGGATTCCCATTTTTAAATGTTGTCTGACCAGTTTTACCTGCTGGTTTAATAGCAGAACTCGATACACCAAACAATTGTGGCGAATTAGGATTTATATAAAAACTTGTAAAACTATATTGTCCAATAGGCTGTAAATCCGTTGCTAATCCATCAACAAATATTCTGGTCTTATATTCAGCAATAACACGAAATGCAGCAGCCTGACTAACACGTTTTTGTGTGTTAGTGTCCTGTGCTATAGCTTTTAAAGCTAATAATCTTTCTGCTATACTTTCTAATGCCATCTATCCAGGTAACATTGTGTACATTCTCAATCTGGTTTCACATCTATAACAGAACTTATCCGTTTCAAGTATCTGTATTATATTGTCAATTTCATTATTCAAATACTCATTGCTTAAACTCTCCCACATTGTAGCCATTTGTGATGCCCATTCAAGACCATGTGTTTTGATGATGTTAAGCCTATTATTAGGTGCTAACCATTCTTTTGCTATTTGCGCACCTGTCTGATATAATATTGTCAATCCTAGTCTATCCAAAAACTGACATATAATATCCTTATCAGTACAATCAAGTCTAACACAAACACTAACATATCCATTAGGACCAACACCAGTACCATTCCATCCATCAATAGCTAAGTTTATATTTGCATCACATGGAGTGCAGTTAGTTGTTTTATCACATGTATAAATGTATGGCTGTATAGATGTAGTATCAATTGTGACTAGGATAATATCTGGTTCAAAGTGTTTCTTAATAAAAACAGTAGGTTCAGTTTCTGCTATGCAAACTGTATTTTGCTGCCATAAGATATTACCTAACAAATCTTTTACCTTAATTACACTTGGTCCGTTAACCTTACTTTTAAAACGTACTGCATCTATAAATATTCTGCTCTGTGGACTATTTAACCACTTCTTTGATATTCTTATACCACGATCAAATGGTGAAGGCAAATCAGCTACAGATGTAACAGAACAGGCACTATATAATTTACCTAATGTGTTCAGCTTAATCCCTCTGCTGTTTAGAATAGCTTTTAATCTGTTTTCTACTATACTTGCTGCAAACAACATCTTTTCTTTAATTGTTTGTGTTGCAGATATAAGCAGTTCTGGTGTAATCATGGCTACATTCTCTATTGTCAATCCCTCAAGATTTTCAATATAGTAACCAGATGTTGGTACAGGAGTATCATCACCATAACAGCCATTGTAAAAAATAATATAATTATCTAAACAAGATGGAGAATTAGTAAGCATAATTATTCAGATTCAGTTTCAGTTTCAGTTTCTTTTTTCTTACGTGTACGTTTTTTTGGAGCATCTTCAACTGCTATTTCTTCATTTACAGTTTCTTCAACTACTGCTTCCTTTTCTTCAATAACTTCCTGTTTAACTTCCTTAACCGTTTCCGCTTTAAGGACAAACAACATACCATCTTGGTATTTAACCTGTTTCGGGAAATCTTGCTGTTTAACAGCTTTCTCAACAGCATTTTTAATCTTTTCTGATCCAACTGTTTTCTTATTCAGTTTATATTCAAATAAAAATACAATTTCTTCAACATCAGTTTTTTGAACATGAAATGCTGGATGGAATTTCTTTATAATGTTTAATGCTTCCTGTATCTTATTCATATATTTTTTTTTAAATAGGGGTAGATATTTTACTACCTACCCCAAATCATTATTTAACAAATTTTTATCCTACTGTAGCATTGTAAGTATCAGTACAAGCAACAGAATCTGTAATTACTAACTGATAAGCACCATCATTGTTAGTAAAGAAATTACTGTATGTACCAACATAACCAGCTGTAAAGATTGTTGCACCTGGAGCACCATCAAAAGTATCAGGTCCTGGAGCAGTCCAATCAAGATTTGTCAACGTTGCATTAGTAGAAGCTACAGATGTGCTAACAATGTGACAAAGTTCAGATACTTCAAGATACAAAGCAATATAACCTGCAGCATTATCAAATAAGCTGATAGTCAAAATTGTATTGTTAGTTACAATGTTTACAACTGTCTGTGTACCATCCCAACCACCAGAAACACTTAGAATGCTTGGTATGTTAGAAAGAGCAGCCTGCAAAGCAACCATGAAAGCATTACCACCAGAAGATGTAGTCAAGTCAAATACACCACCTAAACTGATAGGAATACCATTGATCACTACTGCACTTACTTCTTCATATGTTGAACCTACATAATTGAATACATTGTAAACTCCACCACATTCAGAAACAAATCCTGCATCACATGGAGATACACATAATTCAGCACTATCACAGAATACAGCAGTTGTAGGAGCAGAAACAGATGTTTTGCCACATGCAGCTTCAATATCGCAATATCCAGTATCAGCACATACAACATCAAAACAGAATACATCAAGAACGTTTTCAAGTAAGCAATCATCAGCAGACCAACATTTTGGCATCCCAACTACTGCCCAATTCGTAACAAACTGGATGTAAAGTTCGATTTCAGCATTACACTTGCTATAAGACATGTAAACATCATGAGTAAGACCTAACCATGGGTCAACTACAGTTGTTCTCATTTGGTCTTCAAACTCATAAGAGAATTGACCTTGATTTTTAGCATAAGTAATCAATTGAAGCGCACCTGGAGCCATTGCGATAATTTTATTATTACCACCCATAGCAGCAGGTATGTGCGTATCATAGTAAATTGAACGTGTGATGTCCAAAAGAGAAGCATCAAAACCGTTATCATTACCAGATGCAATTGCACGTGCTTTTCTGTACTGGTCAAGCAAAGTACCACCAACCAGAACTAACTGCTGATCAATTTCAGCCTGCTTTCTGATAGAATCAAGGATTGATTCACCTACAGGATTGATACCTAAACCAGTTGAAATGAACAATGGCAAATCAAGACAAGCAGCAGGTGTGCTATCACAATCACATTTAGGAAAGCCACCGATATAACCATTAGTACCAACAACAGTTGAAACCTGCTGACCTAACAAGTTAATGTGGTTTCTTAATACTTCATTGATGTAAGCATTCTGATAATCTGCTCTGTTTTCTTTAATACATCTCATTAACTCATCGTCAATTTTGATTTTTCTTGAAACAGTCTGATTCTTGATTTCTACTTCATCAAATAAAGGTTTGATAACATCACCATCTGTAGGACAATATTCTACAGAAGCGTTGTTAACCTGTCCTAATCTTGGAAAGAAAGAACGTGAAACTTTATAAACTTTTCCATCACCACGGTCAATAGCCTGTACGTTACCAAGTTTAACTCTTGATGCAGCACGGTTAGCAGATGATGTAAGAAGCTGTAAAAGTCCAATGTTCGGAGATGGCATGGAACGCATGCCGTTGTTATTATTGAGCGTGAGGTCTATAATTTTCCACGCATCAGCTAATTTGATACTCATTATTTGAATAAATTTTTAAAATTGGAAAAATATTGTTGGTATAAATTCGCTACCAAAAAGCGACAAAATCTATGCTTTGAGCATCGTATAAGTGTGAGAGGACTTACAAAAACAAAGATAATTGTTAATATTGCAGAAAAAAAAATAATTTTTTTATAAAAATATTTGCAGAAATAAAAAACAGTAGTATCTTTGATTCATCATTAACGCAAACGGAATTATTAACACACAAAAAATTAAGATTATGACAACTTCAACAGAAATCACAAGAAAAGTTTACACATCAAAAAGAGATGCCATTTTAGATATTTTTACAATGGAATCAGAACAAGATGCAAAGACAATTTTATTTAATTTGTTTTATTGTTCTAAAGATAGGTTTTTAACTGATGATGTTTTGATTTATTTGAATGAAACTTTTTCAAAACAATGTAAAGATTTAGGGTTAGATTTTTAAAATAAACAGGTTTGCGGTCAGCCTTAAACCGCTATTTTTTAAAACACAAAAAATTAAAATTATGATTTACGGAATTTATGACTGCACAAACTGGGATGACAATGTTATTACAATCTCAATTCAAGAAACTAATAATGTAAACGGTAACTTATTTCCAGTTTCTAAAAATACAAAAAAATACAAAGTAAAAGTTACTGATGAAGATAATAAAGAATTATGTAGAGAACAAATAAGAGAATTTGTAAAAACATTAAATATTGAAGTATATAACATAGACAAAAAATTTTCTATTAAATAACACACACAAAACAACTATCATCATGACACACACAACTATCATCATTAACGGTCAAACTGTCCTCATTTCTGGCAATTACTATCCTCATTGTGGAGATGGATTCAATGACGAATATGAACCTGCACACTGGCAAATAAATGAAGATTTAGAACCCTTAGCACAACAATTTAATATCACAGAATCAGAACTTTATAAAATCTGTTGCAATGCTTTAAACGAACAAGACAGATTAGACTGGGAACTTTGTAATTCTTTTATTTAATATTTTAAACTATTAACACACATGAAAACATTAATCTTTATCCTTGCAATGCTTTTAACTGTTTCAGCATTCTCTCAAGAAACAGAAAAAACTGGTTTACACTATTGTGTTCAAGTTGTTTCAACAGAAAATCCAGAACTGCTCAAACCAGAATATTTTATAATGATGTACGATCCTGCTATGGTAGAAATAGCAGAAGTGAATGGTAAGAAATATTACCGTATTATTTTTATTTACAATTCAGTTGAAGATCAGGATTCAGCACTACATAACTGGAAGTTTCAATGGGGGAAAGCAATACGTGTTACCCGAACAAAAGAACAGGTAGCTAAGATGTATCCACTTTTTTCACTTGATTAAATATAAATACTATGACTTCTATAATGATTTTGACAATAGCTATATTTTGTATTCTGATTGGTTTAGTTTCTGCAAAAGATGAACATCCAGACCAATATTTTGAAGATAAAAACCACTAACAAAAAAGCCTGCGTAATTGCAGGCTATTTTTTTTATATCAATCCACGTTCTTGAAGATATTTTAATCTTGCAGGATGTATTCCATCTTTACTTTTTTCTTCAAACACAAACTTAGTTGTATTATCTGTAGCATTGCTCTGCTTAACAAAATTATTTTCAGTAGAAACAATCTCAAACAATGTTTCATATTTCAGATTCTCTGTAGGCTTCAATGGATGTTTAACCCTATTACCATCCTTATTAACCCAGACATTATTATCCTGGTCAAGTTCAAAAGTATATCCATTCTCACGCACATCAGCTTCAAAAACTGCTCTCATTTCTTTTGGTGTTAATCTTGGATTCTTAATTGATTCAACCAGTTTATTTCTGATTCCATCAATCTGATTATTTTTAAGATAGTCTTTGAATTTATTCTGTTCCTGCATAATAGCATCCTGCATCATTCTTTCTTTCTCATTCAGCTTTGCATTAGCTAATTCAAGTTGCTGTGTAAGTTGCTGTAATTTTTGTTGGTCCGCTGTGGTATATTCCTGTTTCAGCTTTTCGACCATCTCAAACTGCTGCTGTTTTAAATCTTTCAGAATCGTTCTGTAACGGTCTTTTTTATCTACTGTGTCATATTTACTCAAATCCAATTGAAACTCATCTGCAATCTGCTTTTCTGTCTTAGCATAGGCAGCACCAAACAATTCTGTTTTCTTCTGTTCTTCAATCTGTCTTGCAAGTCTTTCAGTTACAGATTTTTCAATCTTTGAAACGTAACCGTTGACAGCATCATCAATGGGCAATTCATTTTTGGATAGCTTATCCAATGTTTCAGGATCAAACCCTAATTTTTCTACTACTGTTTTTAAAAATTCCATTTGTCTTAGTTTAATTTAAAAAATAATGATTTGAAAATTTTATAATCCACCAATGCAGTAATCTGCTCTCCGTTATTCATCATTATAAGTGTTTCTTTATCATCAAAACTGGACTGTTCAAAACTGCTTACATGCTGTTTGTTGATGCAACATTTTACATGTCTTATGTCACATGATTCAATGTCAAGTTCAGATAAATCATCATCATCTTTGACATATTGCTTAATCATTACTTCTATGAACATATCTATTTTTTGCAGCCACATCCACGACCAGATTTTTGAACTACTTTAGGCTGTATCGGATTAGTGTTTTGAACCTCCTTAAATACAGTGCCAGAATAAAGATACTGATTTGATTTTTGCACTTCATACCATTCTGTAGGAGTGAACTCATGTGTTGCTTGCGTCTGCTTATTGACTGCTCTGATTATTATCATTTTAAAACATCAATTTACCTTTGTTAAATAATTTTATTTCTTCATCAGTTAATAAATCTAACTCATTGTAAGGTTTTTTAGTCTTAATAGCATTAGATATATTTTCTTCTAACCTATCAAAATTATTCCAATATATTCCAATAATACCTGGTTCTTCTCCAAAAACTTTTACATATTCTTCAACTAACTCTTTCATAATGTTTCAATAATTTTAATAAATTCTTTGTAAAGATTTGGAAAGTATTTTTCTATATTTTTTATTGAATTTTTATCTGATTTTGACCATGCTTCAAATATATTTGCAAAATTTTCTTTATGTCTTAATTCTTTATTTTTATAATATCTTTTACCATGACCTGGCATATAATATTTATCAAAAAATAAACCAGCTGATAAAGAATCTAAAATATCTGATGCACCATAATATTCTCTTTTACCTTTCCATTCTTTTCTTAATTCTTCATATAAATTTTGTCCTTTAAATAAATTTTTTAAATATAAACCATCATCATTAGATGCTTGTATAAATTCTTTACTTAGAGATACTCTATTTGATATATTATCTATATGATGTCCATATTCATGTGTAAAAACATCTTTTTTATCATTTTTATCCATGTATATTTTTTTATCAGAAGCAATATAATATGAACCTTTTTTATTTGATATAATATCTTTAGGTTTTTCTAATTTATCAATTAATATTTTAGCTTCATCAGTAATTTCTTCATTATTAATAAAATCATCATATTTTTTATCAAAACCTAACTTAACTTCTGGTACTTTTAGTTTCTGTATTGCTGCCTGTTGCTCCTTTGCACTTATATCAGCATCTACTTTTTCACTAACATTGCCTGCCGTTGTAATCTTATTCGGATTCCTAACAGGATAGGCTACATGTCTGCAATTAAAACCGCCACGATTTTGACAGAAATTCTCTGGAGTAGTGTTAGGTATCATTCCAGTACCGTTTGCATCAGCCCACATTATTTCCTGTTCAAGCTGTTCAAATAGTATCAGACCACGCTTGCCGTTATCCATGTATTGTGTCCAACGTTCACATTGCGCACGTGAATCTTTAACCAAGCTACCAACATATAAAATTGCATCAAGTTTATAAGTTTTACGGACTGCTTCATTCACAACTCCATCATATTGCCCTAATGCATCTCTGGTTGACTGCAGACTAAGTTTCTTCAATATACCCTGTCTTTTCTCTGTAGTTTCTAACTGACCTCTGATGGATGCAACAGTATCAGATAATGAACTACCCTGATTAACTGCAATGTTTAACTGATTACGCAAAGGATTTATTAAAGCTGTTAATAATCCTTGTTTTTCCATGTTAGTAATAACCTGATTTATTGCAACACGTTTGAAGGTATTCAAAAAACTTTTTGTTAAACTGATAGCATTTAGATCTTGTTGAATCTCCGTTTGTGCTGCTGACATTTCATCAAATCCTACAAGAAACTTACTAATCATGTCATAATAACCTGCACGTTGAAGATGTCTTTCAATGGCTGTCTTAAAAGTTGCTATCCTATCCTTATTTGATTTAGACCTTGTCAAGTTACCAGAAGATGTCTGGAACTTACCAACCCATTCAACTACCTGCTTAACAAATTTAGGTTCAACGGTATTTAGTGTTTTCTCTAATATACCGTTAACCCTTTCTGTAATTCTGTATGGTTTATCTAAATCTGCCATTTATTATTCAGGTGGATTCTGCTCTTCAAAACTTTGTTGTTCGGGTAATATTACACTTTGTGCTGATTCTAATTTAGGTGCTAAGATACGGTCTAATTCATTATTGATAGCATTAAAATCATTAGTCATTATGTCGTAATTCTCAACATAGTATAATGTAGTAACAGCATCAAAAACAAATGTAGCTTTTACTGCATCTTCTTGAGTAATGCTACCAGTACCAATCATGACATTAATTTCATCTGGTGTGTATAGATAGATTGAAGTGTACATTGCACAAATATCAGCAATCTGTCTGGCTACAGCATCAGAACTAAATCTTCTATCCATATAGTTTCTGTATGCTTCATATCTGATTGCAGCAGGCTGTCCTTTCTGTGATGCTGTAAACTCTGCTAACAATTCTGTTTCAGATTTTAAGTCAAAACTGATAGGCTTATTAACCGTTATCATGCTATCATTATCCATGAAAACTAATCCCTGGATAATATAAAGCAAATCTTCTAATTTACTATAAACATCATCTGATATTTTACCAATCTCAATATATTCAGATTCTCTGTCCATCTCTTTAGCCACACCAGACTGAACAGAATTTATGGTCCTGTTTAGGTTCAATACATTCTCTGCTTTCAACAAACTTTCATTGGCTACAGTCTTAGTCAACTCAATTGTAGAAGTGTCAGGAGAATAGAATCTGATAGGATCAACAGGTGTACTTGCATTAGCATCTGGAAATCTGTTTGTAGTCGGATTGATGTTATAAGCAGCTAGCGGACTAATAGATAATATCTTACCATGTCCATGACAGGTATTACAGCTTATTGTGTGGTCATGGTCATTCTTATCCATAACGTAACCAACACCATGACAGCTATGGCAGTCAACACCCTCAACAAATTTGATAGGGAAACAGGTTGATAACATTACTGATTTATGCTGATTGTCAAAGATAGCAGCATCATTCAAATAAGGGATAGCAGGACTAAAATCAGATTTATAAACAACAAATGTATTACCATAAATATCATATTGTGGAACTGCTCTACCACCCAAAGTTATCCAAGGCATTAAACCAGATTCATGCTGATACAATACAGTCAATTCAGATTTACCATCAATGCTTCTAATTTCAGCATAAAATTCATCTGTTATAACATGATACCAAAGTGGCTGCTGTAATGCAAACGTGCTGTATTTTTTCTTATTGATACCCTTATATATTAACAGCTTATAGTCAGGGTCATTAAATATAATTCGGTCAGATGGCACTATTGACAATTCAATATCCACCTTTTGTGTTTCGTCAACTATGTTTACAGGATTAACCAACAAAACAGCGTTCGGGTCTAATATCCTGTTAGGAATAAATATATTGAAAAAATATCTGGTCAAATCCTGATCACCAAACTTTTTATCTTCAATATACTTTTGCATCTCCATATTCTCAAACTTTATGGAATGCTTTGCAGAACTCAACAACCTATTCAGTTCAGTTATTGCCTTGACAAGTGGTGATTCTGTCTTTGGCTGATAGGTAGCTTTTCTGTAATTTAAAATATTTGGTTCTTCATTGGGGAAAGCAACATCTAAAACAGGTGGTACTTTGCCGTAGAAATGGGGTTTAATCTCTTCGTAAATGCGCTTCCATTCCTCTTTAAACGGATGTATTGGTGGACTTAATAATCCAACTGCAATTTCATCCATGAACTCCAAATATTGTTCTATATTCATTTTGTTAAATTTAAAAACAGGGTAGCTTTTACACTACCCTGCAGACTTTTTATCAACAATTTATACTACTTCAATTTCAACAGAACAAGTAACACCACTTGCATCTGTAGCAGAAACAATTACTGTTACTGTACCTACACCAGTACCTGTCAACAATCCAGTAAGTGCATCAATTGTTGCAGTGCCTGTACCGTTAACAACACTATAATTCAATATTGGATTAGTAGCATTACCAGGAGTAACAGTACCAACAATCTGCAATGTACCACCATTAGGAACAGTTGTAGCACCTGCCAAACCTTGACAAGCAATTGATACAACCCAACAAACATTTGCAGGTAGATCAAGTAAGAATGATAACTGCTGCTGACTAAAGTTACCTAAACTTTCGTTAAATCTAAATTCAGCTGTCCAGTATGAATCATCTTCATCTGTTTCTGCAATCTGATAAAACGCACGTACAGCAACGTTTTCATACCAACCTAAAAATCTACCATCGCAAGTAACAAAACCAAATTCATAGCCAGAATGCTTTGCAGGAATAGCTAAGAAATTATACATTTCATCAATGCTAAAGTTTGCATCATTTTCAGCATCTGTCAAAGAAACAGTTCTGGACTGCTTAACAATTTCTTCTTGACCACAACTACCACGTTTTTTAGTAGTAAAGTCAGGAGCAGTTAAACCACCGCTGATTCTGGAACCATTGATTCTACCGAAAACTTCTTTAGCTTCAATAGCATCATACCATTCAGCTGAATCAGTAATGTCATCAAAAGTATATTTACATTTTTTTGCAACCCATCCTGCAATACCACCAGAATAAACTGTAGTATCACAAGGGTCACATAGGTAGTTTGGTACATTGTCCGTGTCAATACATGGTGGGCATTGTCCAAATACACCTGTGATTATTTTTATAAAATCGTAATTCATTTTTAATAAATTTAAAATCAACAAAATTTGCTATCTGTCAGCAAACCCTCTCACCTTTAGATGTCGCAGCGATTGTTATCTAATAAACATTTTTTATCAAATGTTATGTCAATAGCAAACATTCTGGATTCATCGCTTTTCTGGTCATAATCAAAATTCTGATATACATTACCATCAACAGTAACTGAATTACCTCTCACCGTTTGATCCAGTTTTCTGATGAAATATGGTGGATATACACCTGAAATAATCTTATAATTTTCTGTAATTGTCTTATTTATAACTACATTTCTATCATTCAATGTTGCAGATTCTGAACTGCCTATCCATTCAAGTTCACCCCATACTCTCATGCTATTAAAGTATGCTGTATTTGTAGGACCTAAATAGTTTTGTAATGTACCGTAATAGTTACCATTGCAGTCAAAATCAGCATAAGTTGATTCAATCAATGCTGATTGAGTAAATCCACATTCTGGAATCTCTTTAAAGAATTGCGTGTAAACTTCGGTATCTAAAACAGGATCACCCTCATCATCTTTCTTGTAAATCTCAATCTTTAATCTCCAACATGTCAAGTCTGTAGGGAATAATCCTGTATTAACAAACCATGTTTGAAGACTACCAGTTCCAACACTATGTCCTACCCACCAAGATTCTGAAAATACATCTATTTCATCACTAATCAAAACATCACAGCAATCTAATAAACTAACCTTTATATAATAATCACTACCAACACTATTAAAAAAACCTGCAGTTAAAATATCATTAGGCTGATTAAATTCATCAACAAATCCTGTCTGAAAAGGAATAATATCACCACGCAAATAAGGTGCAAAAAACTCAACATCACTTCCACACAAATTACAATTCCATGCATCACCTACTTCAAAAATAAATTCTGGTGGTAATGGAGGACAGACATAACGTATAGGAACAGGTTGTCTGAAACTATACGTTAAACTGTTTTCTGGTGTATATGTAACATTATAAGTTATATCCATAATATTTTTTTATCCAAGGTCAATGCAAATATAACTATTTGTATCTAAATTAGTAGTAATTGGTCCGTATGCAGGTAAATTTATTACTAAATTTAATTCATGTCTAACTGTATGTGGTCCAGTACCTGGGTCAAAATCCGCATCAACTTGAACCTGTAATAATACTGATGGTGTACTTGAACGGATATTTAACACAGTTAAAACACTACCTACTATTGTTTGTGTTGTTCCTACTAATACATTTGTAGGTGGATCAATAACTCTGTAACGTGCTTTGTTAATACCACCAACATAGTCAGGATGTGCTAATATTTCAGTTATTAAGAATCCTAGATCAACTGTTATATTCCAACCACCAGTAAAGTTAATTGTATCTATTTTGATGTTGTTAGTCAACCCAATTGGGCAATAGTCAGGATCAGTCTGGAATGCTATGGCAGTTACCCAATATTCCTGACCAAGTGTTAACTGATTAACGTTAATAACAAATGAAGCAAAATCATCAGAACCAAAACTTGTTTCTACTGAATCCAATTTACCACTAAATTCTTGAGCCATCTGTATTGTGAATGGTACCCAATCTTCTTCTTCTTCAATTGCACTACTTGTTGTTGCTCCTAAACTGTTTGCAGGATAAATTGTGGCAACCAGATTTATTGTACCTGTGAATCCAGGGTCTTTTTCTACCTCTGCAACTAAATAACGTTTGTTGCAAATATTCAATACAGGCACTTTTGATGCAGGATATAAATCAGCATCATAGAATCTAACAGCTAATAAGTTAGGTGCAAATACATCATTTTCAAAGTTAGTAACATCCAGTTTCTGTTCAAATATAATTCTGTTTAATGTAGTCTGACCAATTGTAAATGTAGGCTGATTAAAATTTAATGTCCAGGTAAATATGTTTGATGTATTTGCATATTCTTCTTCAATCCTAAATAATGCTTCTAGTCTTAATGTTGTTGCATTATCAGTTTTCTTTACCATGTTTGAAGTCAATATTTCATTGTTCAAAGGTGGTGTTAAGGTATTTGCAAAATATCCTTGCGTTGGTGTAAAAGCATTCGGTCTTGCAGTCAAAGCACAATTAACATTAAACAAAGAACCATCAAAAGCACCTACTATACCTAATGCTGTTAATTGAGCATTGTAACTTGTCTTGTCTATTTCAATTGTAGCTTTTACACGCTGATGTGGACTAACAGTTAATTCATTACCACTAAATTCTTTGTTATAAACACTCATGTAACCTGTTATTGTAGGCACAACTGGTTCAACATAAGTAGCAGTCAATTCTGGTGTAATATGTGATGTAACATAATCCTGATTAGCATCATCATAAACACAGATAATAATTCTATACCTGCCATTAGGACTTAATTGTGTTCCATCAAGAATAAACTGTACTTCTACATCATCTGGATTAGGAACATCTTCAAACCAATCAGATGGAGTATAAATTATTCCATCTAACAATGCAGGAGCAACAGCAAGCTGTGGTATTTCAACATCAGACATCTGCAGATCAACAAACATATCTTGAGTATTGGATATGTCATCCAGTCTTATTACAGTTGCTTTGATTCCAGTCACAGGTGGATTAGTAACTATTCCAGTCTTAGCCAATCCACTCATTAAAATCCTAACACTATTATCTTCAAATAATGATAGCTGATTACTAACAATTGTAAATGCAGAATCTGTACTTTGAACAAATCCCTGACCAGATGTAGCTGTTATATCTGTAACACTTGGTAAATTCAATGCAACTTGTGATGGACAGGTTATTTCAATCTCTTTAATAAAACGTAATGTTCCAGATGGATTATTATAGTCTGAATTATACCATCTATTTTGAACTGGTATTAACATAAATTTTGAACCTGCACCATTAAAAATACTTTTAACAAATGTTGCAAAATCATATACCTGACCAACAACACCAATGTTAGAACCATTTCTATATACAGATGGAGTTCTGTTTATTAACGGATAAAAATTTGTGTTTAATTCATTACTCAAAAATCTCCTTTCATTGCTTACACTAAAACTACTTGAAACATAATTTAATAAATCAGTAGTAACAAAAAATTCAATTACAATTGTAGCTTCTGTACTTGCCATGTTTCGCTCCATTGTACCTATGAAATTATGTCTGCTTGGTGCCTGTGGATCAGTACCAACAACAAAACTACACAATGTTGGAGAAGTTGTTAAAAATACTAAAGAATCAAAACCAAATTGAAATGCATTAGCATCATTGTTGTTAACAAATAATCCTAAATTTATTCTCATGCATTTATCAGTAAAATCATCACCTGCAGAAGCATCAACACTCAAAGTTAATTTAACTCTGTTACCAATAGCCATATATTCAGTCAATACTGGAATGGTTGTAGCTGTAAAAGTCAAGGCAGTCATTAACGTGTTACCTGCACTATCAACACTTTCTAAACTTATATTATTGAAATTATATGCCATTATACTTTACCTGTTATCGTTATAGAATTGTTTGATGTATCGTATGTGATTTCTTCTACCTGACCATCACCTATTGACATTCTTACTATTGTATCTACTGATATGCCACGAACTAAATTACAATCAGCTGTAACTGTCAGCGTAAATTTACGGATTTTTATTGAATTGTTTCTTGGATCATCTATGCAAAATAATTTCTGATAGGCTGTATCATGACTAACACCTGCAGCATCAATGTATGGATTTTCTTTAATCCACCAACGGACATTATATGCACGTAAGTTTGAGCCTGGTACGGATTCCTTTCTTGGTACACCTCTTTTGTATAAATTATAAAAATAATATCCAGCT